CCTCTAACACTTGGAGAAATCTGTTGGGTTCTCATCGCTATAGGAATCGCATACCTAGATACCGTAGTCAACTACTTTGGTATAAAGGTAAAAGGGACGGCACATAAACGTGCCGTCCCTTTTTATACCTAAATTACTTACTTTTAATCGATCCAGTTGTAATGCTTACCGATCAATTCGACCTTCAAGAAGCAAACAACGTCATAGAGGTCTACGGTCCTAGTAGGGCTGCTGTCCGTACTAGTAAACACAAACTTCAACGCAGTAGACTGCTTAAACACAGCGTTTTCAGTAGCCAGTCCTCCAGGAACCACATTCAGAGTGAAAAGACCGCAGTTATCGGCGTTTGTTCCGTACCGAGTAGTTGATTTAAGCACTCCGACATTAGCCAAGGTGTTATAGTTACCTACGTCAGACAGATCAACACAGGCCAAGAACTCTGCCTCGACCAAGCAATCAGAATCATAATTAGCCGACACGCCAACTTTGCGAGGACACATCGCAAGCGTGACCTTGAACTGGGAGATATCCCCGAGCTTAAGCCCGAAAATAGGCTGCATATCTACCGGAAGTTCTTGAGTGCCGTCCTTAGCTAGAAGAAAGCTATGGTTATAGCTGGGGCTAAGACTCAGGGCTGAAATAGTAGGAGGTACCGAAGTAGCTGGAGCAATAACTTCGTTGTAAACGCGAGCTTGGATGGGCTCGTAAGTAGAGCACCAATTTGTACCGTCTTCGCTCCAAGACAGCTCAAACATCAGGTCAACATAAGCGGGCTCGGTAGCCGCCGTAAAAAGTGCGTTTAGTGTGGCACCGGAGATAGGTGCTGTCAGCACGTAAGGGGCAGAATCTGTCGCTGGCGTAGCTGCTGTGCTAGCAAATACAGCGTAGGCCGTAGAGGTGGCATACGAGTTAAGCTGCTTCATTGCAATTTGAACTAGCGAACCGTTAGGAAGCCTGAAAGGGGTGTTTGTGCCCCTAGTCAAGAACTTCACTTCAAACGCCGCAGTGTCGCCCCTCTTCAAAGAGATCCTGCTGGATGAACCATAATAAGCTGAGCCTGTTAGAGTAGTCTTTACTCGCCCAGTAGAGTCTACGAAAAGCTGAATCGGAAAGGTATACATAGTGTTAATTAATAGGTTCCTCGCTATGCAATTTAATCGTGTATAGGCTTGAGCTTGTCAACTTATTATTCCCCGTAATTGATTGCCGAGTCACAACAGCCAGACACTCTTTGTGCAGATTCTGGCCATGCTCTACGCCTAATCTCCTCTGCCGCATTTGCCCATTTATTCAAAGGGCAATCGGATACATCTTCGATAACGTAGTACTTTTTATCACAGTTTTGGTTAACTTCGCACGTCGTGCAAATCTTAACTCTCTTTTCTATTACCCATTTTGGTGCGTTCATAAGTCTCCGTAGTTTTGGTCTATCTCTATAGTCCTAGTAGATGTTAACTCAAGACTAAATAGGCTATAGTTGCTGTACTCATCGCCTCCTGTGCCATAAACAAAAAGCCCTTTGTCGCTTGTAAACTGTTTCCCATTTTCTATCGCGTACTTAAACTCAACCTCGGAGGTAAATCCACCAGGAACAATTATATTTTGCGTCAAGTCATCTTCTGGCCTAGTCCCCTCTGGGCAGCCTATAAGCAGTACACTTACGAATGTGTCGCAAGTCTCTGGCTCTGCTTCTGGGTCTGGAGGAGGAGCCTCCTCTTTAGCCTTCTTAGCCTTTCTGCCGTAGGCATTTAACCTTCCATCATACTTCTCGATAGGACAACCAATTAACTCATACGAAAAAAACATGTAAACGTCATATGGCATTATACTAGTAAAACTTGGGTTATACTTGCCTACCATTCCTACATCTGAAGTCCTAAAAAATGAGCCTTTATAAATGTGGTACTCCTCACAGGTAGGCCCTCTAATAGCCCAATCGCCCGAAGGGAGAATCCCGCTATTAATTTTGCAGATATCTTTATAGGTAAGATCTGTTTTTAAATTCGCAGACTCATTAGCTACGACTGAGGTAACCTCACCACTACCAAATGCTGTAAGTTGAATATCGAATTTTGAAGTGATCTTGCCTTTTTTTATTGTCGCGTATTTCCAGCAATTCATAAAACTAAGTCCATGCTAGGCTACAGGGTTTAGCGTATATACCTCCGCACACGCTAGTTAATTTTGATATATAAGAGCCTCCTGATGGGCCTCCTGTTGATATTACAACAGTACCTATCAACTCATACTGCACGTCCACCGTATTTTTCTTTGGAGTAGTGGACACCTCTATAGTGATACCCTCTTCTTCTTCTAGTAGCTCTACGTCATCTTCTTTGTAAGCCAGCTTCATGTAGATATAGCAGTTCTCAGTTACGGCTATGACATAGTCTGGAAAGCCTAAACCCATACCAGACGGATACCTGCCTTCAACTAATCCAGATGCAATTCCGACTTGTAAAGTGAGTGCTCCGTTGTCTGACTCTGTAGAGGCGTCACTTAAGCTAAAAGGACACGTAGCGCCGCCTCCACCGCTACCTGAGCCATAGCCTAAAAACTGAGGCGTATCACAAGAATTTACAATATATGAAACCTTGCTTCCGCCTTCTCCACTTGAAGAGATCGATACTTCACCAATTAAAAAGTACTTAGTTGTAGCTGTAGACTTTTTGTATGTGTTGTACTTCTCAAATTTTAAAGACCCTTCTTCGGTCTTAGGCTCGCCTTCTTCATCGACCTTTATTACTAGGTAAATCGCATACCACGATGCCCCACTTACGTCCATCTGGTATTTATCACCGGCAGCCATCCCTTCGGGGTAGTTACCTTTTACTGTACCATTTCTAATTTGGATTAGCGGGCTATCGTTAGAGGCGCTAAATATTTCAAAAGGACATGTTGGGTATAGCCTGGTACTTGGGTAGTTACAGTAGTTTCGTATAAACGATATATACCTACCGTTTTCTGAGTCAGTACTTACGTTTACCTCTGCCACCAACGTATATAGCTTTTCACAAGTCGATTCAATGTAGCTATCACTAGTCTCAAAGTACATTGAGCCGTTTTCCTGCGATAAACTAAAGTCTTCGTTCAGCATAGCGACGAAGTATACGGCCATATACTCTGAGTCGTTTGGTACATTAAGGATGTAATCGGTTGAAGCAGACATCCCTGAGGGATAAGCGCCTTCAACCATAGCGTTTGATACCTTAACTTTAAGCCCGCTTTCGTCGCTCCAATCTAGCACTTTAAAAAGACAATCATTTGCAGCGGAGGTAACCGCAGGGGGTTCTGGCACTACGCAGTAGTTCTGTATATACGTTATGACATTATTGCTCGCCTCATCGGACCCTACATTTACTTCCGCAAGTAGGACGTAATAAGTATCAGACGTATTCTCTTTATACCCCTCGTCTGTGGACTCTATCCATAGGTTTGCGTCTCCTTCTAGTATTTTACCAGAGCTGTCGACCTTCATGCCGCAGTAAATAGCGTACCACTCACTGGTGCCTAGAGGCAGTTCGTAAAGGGTATTTGCGGACATCCCTGACGGGTATCTATCGCTAACCTTACCGTTTCTAACAATAACTGCTACGTTTCCATCTACTGTAGCGTCCACAACCGCAAAAGCACACGTCTCTAGCCCAGGAGGTTCTGGGTATGGGCAGTAGTTTTGTATGTAGCTTACATAGCTATTACCCTGCTCATTTTGTGAAATCGTGACTTCACCAATCGCGGTATAGAGGTACTTACCATTCGAGTTTTTATACGTATCGAATGCTTCGATGTAGCAGTCTCCTTGACCAGAGATGTCGAACTCGCCTTTATAGTCGAGCTTGATGACAAGGTACAGAATAGCCCAGTCACCTTGGATTTGAGACAAATTGTACTCGTAGGCCGCTTCAGTTGACATTCCATCTGGGTACTGTCCGTCAACTTGACCGTTTCTAATAATTACAGCAACCGTGTTATCCTCACTGGCATCCAGTATTGAAAACGCACAGTTATCGGGCTTAAGAGGTTCAGGATATGGGCAATAGTTCTGTACGTAGCTTACGTACTTTTTATTTTCCTCATCAGTCGAAATCGTGACTTCACCAATCGCGGTATAGAGGTACTTACCATTCGAGTTTTTATACGTATCGAATGCTTGAATATAAAAGTCGCCGTCTCCTTGAATATCGAACTCGCCCTTATAGTCGAGCTTGATGACAAGGTACAGAATAGCCCAATCACCTTGGATTTGAGACAAATTGTACTCGTACAAGGTATCTCCAGACATACCGTCAGGATATTTGTCGTCAACTTTACCGTTCCTTACTACTACGGCTACGGTATTACCCTCACTTGCGTCTACGATTGAGAACGCACAGTTATCTATGCCAGGAGCCTTTGGCTCTGGGCAATAGTTTTGAATATAACTTACGTACTTTTTATTGTCCTCATTTGTAGAGATAGTTACCTCAGCTATTGCTGTATAAAGATACTTAGCATTTGACCTTTTATACGTATCGAATGCTTCGATGTAACAGTCTCCTTCACCTTGAATATCGAACTCGCCCTTATAGTCGAGCTTGATGACAAGGTACAGAATAGCCCAGTCACCTTGGATTTGAGACAAATTGTACTCATATAGTGTATCCGCTGACATTCCGTCAGGGTAGTTGCCGTCGACTTGGCCGTTCCTTACTATCACCGATACGTTGGTATCTTCGCTTGAGTCGATTACTGAAAACGCGCAGCCGTCTATCCCAGGCGCTTCAGGATACGGACAGTAGTTCTGTATGTAGCTTACATACTTTTTATTGTCTTCACCTGTAGAGATGGTGACTTCACCAATCGCGGTATAGAGGTACTTACCATTCGAGTTTTTATACGTATCGAATGCTTCGATGTAGCAGTCGCCTTCACCTTGAATGTCAAACTCGCCTTTATAGTCGAGCTTGATGACAAGGTACAGGATGGCCCAATCACCTTGAATCTCGGATAGGTTGTACTCATAGACCGCCTCGGTTGACATCCCGTCTGGATACTTACCATCAACCTCACCATTGTTTACCGTAACCACCACTGTTCCGTCTTCACTAGCGTCACCTATTGAAAACGCACACTCGTCAACCCCAGGAGGTTTTGGCTCTGGGCAATAGTTCTGTATGTAACTGGCATACTTATTGCCGTCATCATCTTCTGAAATGGTTATCTCGGCTATGGCAGTGTAAAGAAATTTAGCATTTGATTTTTTGTATGTATCAAACGCTTCAATATAAAAGTCGCCATCTGATTGAATATCGAACTCACCTTTATAGTTGAGCTTGATGACAAGGTAGATAATCGCCCAGTCGCCTTGGATCTCGGATAGATCATACTCATAAACAGTATCTGCTGACATACCAGATGGATACTGTTTATCGACTTGGCCGTTCCTTACTATTACAGACGTGGCTCCGTCCTCGCTGGAGTCTATCGTAGCAAAAGCACACTCCTCTAATCCAGGTGCTTCAGGGTACGGACAGTAGTTTTGTATGTAGCTTATGTACTTATTGCTACTTTCGTCTTGTGAGATAGTTATCTCCCCGATTGGTATCCTATGGTACTTACCAGTAGACCTAAGGTACTTATCCGAGGCGATTATGTAACAGTCGCCGTCTCCTGCGATGTCAAACTCGCCTTTATAGTCGAGCTTGATGACAAGGTACAGAATAGCCCAGTCACCTTCAATCTGAGATATGTCCGCGAGGTACATGGTATCCGCAGCCATGCCGTCGGGATACGCATCTCCTACTTTTGCATTTCTAACTAGCAGCGATAAAGAATCTTCTTCTGACGCATCTACTAACGCAAAGGCGCAATCCTCTGCCCCTGGGGCCTCGACTAGGGGACAGTAGTTTTGTACGTAACTTACGTACTTTTTATTTTCGTCATCTGTCGAAATAGTGACTTCGGCAATAAGTACTCTATGGTACTTAGCTGTCGATTTAAGGTACTTATCCGAGGCGATTATGTAACAGTCGCCGTCTCCTGCGATGTCAAACTCGCCTTTATAGTCGAGCTTGATGACAAGGTACATGGCGGCCCAGTCTCCTTGTATGTCATTCAAAGTGTACAGGTACATCTGATCGGTAGACATCCCGTCTGGATACTTCTCGTCAACAGTACCTACCTTAACGGCTACCTTAACATTACTAGCGTCCTCTGGATCAGTAGCGTCTTCTACACTAAAGTTACACCCATCCAGTGCATTTACTCCAACGATAGGGCAGCGGTTAATTATCTTATTTGGTACTACTATAAGGTTAAAATTTTCGTTTATTACCTCGGCGGTGCCAATCAGTGTTCGCTGTATAGCAGAACCGGATTTTAGGTACTTAGAACTCGGCCTTATAGTAATTGCCTCTTCGCCATCATATATCAGCCCTAACTCGTTAACTAGTATCTCAACGTAGATGTATACTAGTACCGAGTCTGACTCATACGGAGAAAGGTCCAGGATATACTCTGTACCCTCAGTCATCCCTTGAGGGTACCGGCCTTCGACTTTGCCATTAGCAATTTTAACCTTTGGCTCTATGTAATTACCGTCTTCGTCTCTTTCTCCGGCAGGTGATAATTTAAAAGGACAATTAAATACGTCTCCTACCTCGGGAACATAACAGAAGTTCTCGATAAAAGAGATATAGCGGGTCGTGTCTTCCCTAGAAGAGACGTTAAGGGTGCCTATTAGTCTGTATACCACCTCCTCGGTGTCTTCCATATACTCCTCAGCAAGCATAAAAGAAGATGAGTTTTCACCTTCAGTTAAGACGTAGTCTTGTATGGAAAGGACAGCGTAAACTGCGTACCAGTCTTTATCAGGGTCAATATCGAGCTGATAGTTACCCCTCTCCTGCATTCCTATTGGGTAGTATCCTCCTATTTTGCCATTTTTGATTTGTATCTTTAGGGCCTGAGGAGAATCGCTAGCATCCTCAATTTCAAAACTACAACTATTCGGCTTCTTTATGTCTATAAGTGGGCAGTAGTTCTCGACCTCAATAAAGTATTTTGGTACACCGCCGTCTCCCGAGTTAAATAAGAGCGGCCTAACCCTGGCTACTGGTATACGTTGGATACACGATCCAGACGATAGCCAGTATGGAGTGACTTCTACTGTTACTGCCTTATCGTACTCCTGGACGACTCCGTACTCGTCCAGCATTATCTTTATGTATATATAGATGTCTTCCTTCTCCAGTAACTCTTCTGGTACATCTATCTTGAATTCTTGGTTTTCAACCATCCCATCTGGATACCTATCCGATACCTTAGCGTTCCTTATCCGCAGCTTAAACTCGGAGTTATCAGGCCAGCCTTCTTCTGGGTATTCAGTGGCGTCAGATACTTCAAAGTTGCAGTATGGCTTTAACTTATGGTAGTCAGCCACTACTTGCTTACATGAGTTGATTATACTAGAGATGTAAATATGACTACTCTCGTCGTAAGATCTAGTTATCTCGCCTATTAGTTCGTATTGAGTGTCGTAGGTGTTCTCAGCGTACTCCTTTAAAAATACGACCTCTACAGCTTCAGCGTCTTCTAGGACTTGATTGTTATCTGGGTTAAACTTTATCTTTATGTATACAGCAAGCCAATCAGTACTGACTGTTAGATCCTTAATTATCGGATCATCTTTAGTCATTAAATTTGGATAACGCTCTTCTGCGTAAGGTATCTGTACTTTTGATTGAGCGACCCTTACCTTGAGCTTTAACTGGTCACCCTCACTCTCGCCTGGCTCTGATACATCCGTAATACGGAAATAACATTCAGTTAATGCTGGCAGTGTTATATCACTACTCCATTTTTGATTGATATAGGTGATTTCATTAGTATTGAAAATCTCACCTATCTCAAAAAACAAGTCGGCCTGTATAGTATCGGATGGGTGCCCGCTCTCGGTGTAGTTATGGAGTATTAGTGAAACCCTATCTTTCTCATCCTCCGCAGACAGTAAAACCTTAAGATAGACTCTCCATACAGGGCTATTAGCCTCGGCTAACTGATTTGTAATATTGAAGGCGGCTGGAAAGTCTATACCTAGCTGCTCGTACCCAGGAGACTCCGGCAGTAATATTTTTACCTTATCTATGGTTGGAACGACTACTTGATCCACTCCATTAATCTTAAGCGATACCGTTCCCTCATAGACAAAGAGCTTTGAGTTATACTTATCGTAAAAAAGCTCGAACCTTCTAGGCTTGTAGCCTTTATTTTGATCAAGTAGCTCAAAAAAGACGGATGTACCATTGTCGACCGCCCTTATGTCTGAGCTGCTCTCAAAAGACTTAGTCTTTGAGGCGGTCTTCTGAATTGCATCAGATAGAGAGTTAAGCGCCTTCTCTAGTTCCGGTACGTCAGGGACCGTAAACCTAGGAATGTTTATACCACTATTTGGCTCGTACATAAGTATTACGTCTTTAAATCTAGTCTGAGCCAGTCGTAGATCCCTGGCCGTATATAAAGGCATTCCACCCGCCAGGGGTAGATAGCTTCCATTGTCTTGTTACTTTAAACCCTAACCCTACAGGTTCAGAATCCGCTCCTATTAGAAGCCAATTACAATCCGACGGAACTGTTATAAAGCTGCTTACATTAGGCGGAGTATCTACCCTTCCTATTTTACTAAGATCGGCCTTTACTGAACTTGATAGGTTACTAGCCCTTTCATAAGTGACAGTTTCTTGAAACGTAATGCTCGGAGCTAAGTAGGATTTAGTACCGTAAAATAATCTTTGTATAGGGGTATCCAGCTTAGTAAAGCCTAAGAAGGTTTCTCGTAGTGTGCCGACCTTTTCAAATTGAGCCCCCGTTTGTTCTGGGACTATGAATTTATCAAAATCTTTATGCTGCTGTATCGGCTCTGAGCTAACAGCAGATTTCATTGAATACTTGGGCAGCGACACGCCCGTTCCCTGCCCACCACCCTGTGGAGCAATACCTTCAAAATTAGCAGATATTCTGGCTATGCCACCCTCTTCAAAAGTAACTTTTATGTTTTTCCTTAATAGGTAAGAGTAGTCTGGGTGTGCTGCCATCCCATTTGCGGCGCTTACCGCGCCTTCATGGCTACAAGTGTATTCCACGGTGGCGCTGGTTATGCCCTCCTCTGAAATGGTCACCTGAGACCCGACGGTCTCAATGATACTTAAACTGCCTTTAACATCTACGGCCATACTATGTGATTCTGATTACTAGGGTTTTTGAGCTGTCTCTGTTGGCTTTAATAATGTTAGAATTAATGCTGTTAAGAACTGAATTCGCGCTCATTAACTCTTGAAGCTGTTGTTCCGCATACCTATCCCCGGAATCTGCGATCTCTGGAGTATTCAATAATCCAGCAGCCGCGCCAAAAGCAGGAGACTTCAGTGGTGAGCCATACATTAAATCTTGGATTCTTTCTTCATCTCGCGGTACCACCGTTTGTAGCCGCTGCATCATTGGGGTTACTATACTTTCAGGCGTAGCTTGACGCTGCGATTCTGAGCCGCCCATAAGCCCTCCCCTCCTTGCGACGCCGATGAAGTCGAGCATCTCTGGAGTAGTGATATCGTTTCCTGTAGCCCTATAACCTAAAGCTGTGGTGACAGGCTGCCCTAACGACAGGCCCTTCTGCTCGATTGGCTTACCCATATCATCAAACGCAACTGCTACACCTCTTTGTATAGCGGAGGAAAGAGGAGTAGCTAACTCCAGCTTTGTTCCAAGCGTTGATGTTATGTTTGCTATGTTCTGCCTACCAAGAGACTGATTACTAATTGCGGAGGCCCTACTTGCCTCAGCACGAACTGCCTCCTCTAACTCACGTTGCTGAGCATTAACCCTCTCTATTTCATTACGCATCCGCTCTGGCATCTTTCCAGTCCTCGCCCACAGACCTAGGTCGGTTTGCATCTCAGGCTCCGTAACTGAGCCTGCTTTTGGCTTACGTGTAATCCCCTTTGTATCCTCCTTTAGGTCGACGCCAGCATTTCCGCCTTTCATTGCTGCGGTAAGGGCGTTAGTCGCTAACGTATTTTCTTTTGTAGCCTTTTCTAGTGGGGACGTTACCGCCCCAAATTTACTAGTCCATACGCCGGAACCTACTTCCTTCATAGAACCCACCACCAAGTTCATTGTATTGGCGGTCTTACCATCTAATTTAATCTCACCCACTCCGGTGCTAACTTTTCCTCCAGTAACCTTATCCAATGTCTTCGTAGGCGCACTGGCAGGTGTGGGCGCATTTCTCGACATTAGAGAAGAGAATCTAGCCTTGTCGGCATCGAGTGTAGCTTTGCTTATAACATCGACAGGCTTAAAGGACGAAAGCGAATCGATAACAGGCCCAGCAAGTCCTTTGCTTAGAGCGTCGGCTACTGCCGACAGTGCCCCAGGCAGCGACTCTTTGGCCTTAGCGAGATCTTCTTTTGCTGAGCGTTCTAAATCGGAAGGGGCGGTACCTACGATAGTCCTAGCCTGTGCCGCAAATTGCTCTCTACTGCCTTTATAGTCCCCTACTATACCAACCCTTTCACCTTCTCGCTCAAGTTTTCTTAACGCAGCGTCTTGAGCTTTAATAAAGGGCTCTATGTAGGCGTTATACGCTTTTGAGGCTCGGTCAAGTTCAGCCCTGCTTTGGTCACTTCCGGTTATTTGAAGATCAATTGCGGCATTACGAACCGCGAAAGCTGCGCTACCGCTCTGTGCGGCCATAAGTTTGCGGTCTGCGTCCCCAGCTTCTAACCTTGCCTTTTGATAAGCAGGGCTGGTAGCCGATGACATGACTCCGGCTGCTTCGCGCATTTTATGTACAAACACATCACCAGCGTACATTACGTTTTGGATCAACGATGTACTGAAGTCCTCGTTCCCCTTTATAAAATTAGCCATTGCTAATTTTATGGCCGCCGATAAAGCGTTACCTAACGCAGTGGCGACGTCCAACATGCCTCTCCAGAAACTTAGGCTTGCGGCTACCTTAAGTCCGCCTAGTAGAAACTGAACTGACGACTGCATGACGGCTACTAAAGCCCCCATAAAATAATTTATGGCAGTTCCAAAACCTATCCTTAATCCAGTACTTACAATATCCCCTAAGTCTCCAAACTGACTTGCGTTTTTAAGCGTGTCTACGATATCGGCTATCCTGATTGATAAGTCCTTAGCCTGCTGCACAACCCCCCGCATCATATCGCCAAAGCCGCTTCTGAATATTCTGTTAACTAGGTAATCCCAAGATGCTGTGAGTCTCTGAAAGTCTTTTCTTAGGTTGTTGGTAACATCCTGCTGCATTATAGCCGCTGTTCCTTGCGACTTATTTTGCACGGCGTTCAAAACGTCTAGGTACTGATTATATACAGTAATCAAGCTCCCAGCCGCCAAACCGCCACGAACACCAAAGATCGCCATTGCATCAGCAGCGTCAATGCCTCTCGCCCTTAGCGTGCCAATAATCTCCGAGAGCTTGTTCGCTCTTGGGTCTATCTTGGACATATCCAGCCCTAGAGCTTGCAGCTTCCTGCTAGAATATGAGGTCGTGTCGGTTAAGTCAGACAGCATGTCACGAAGCGTCGTACCTGCCTGACTAGATTCAACCCCTGCTGTCGATAGCGCACCTACCGCAGACACCACCTCATAAAACGGCTGGTTTGCGCTTCGGGCAGCAGTACCAACGTAGGCCATCGCCACCCTAAGCTGGTCGATGCTTGTTTTAGAAACTGCGGATGTTTTGGCGAGCTTGTCTACGAAATCTGTAAGGTCAGAAGCAGACGCTTGGAACTGCGCCATCATACTCGTAACAATACGAGATGCATCACCTACGTTCATCGCCTCTACCTCGGCAAGGGCCAGCGTATCGCCTAGTGACTGCACTGCTTGCTTCGTAGTGAGTCCGCCTTGCGTAAGTTCTTTAAGCGCCTCTGCGGCCTGGGTGGCGCTATAAGTAGTCGTTCTACCCATTCGGAACGCTTCACGCTCCATAGCCAAAAACGCATCGGTAGAATAATCAGAGGCGTTTCTTGAGACCGCCTTGACCATACCCATCGCGTTATCAAAGTCAGCCCCTGTCTGTAGTATCTTCTTACCAAATTCCTTAATCGCCTCAGCGCCAGCATAAGTGCCGACTAGTAAGACCAGCTCTCTTGCTAGAGAACCAACCACTGAACTAACGGTAGAGAACGCTGAGCTTGAAGACTTGACAGAAGACCCAGCGGATCTAGCAGCACTGCTTGTCGATCCATATGATGCCGCCAATCTACCCAAGAGGCCAATCTGGCTAGCAATACTCCCAGCAGCAATGCCTAGTATTCCAGTAAAAAGGCCCATTGAAGACCTTGCAGACCCTATTGCAGTGGAAAGAGAGCCCGAGATCGTGCCGAGCTGAACTAGTCGAGTGTAGAGACGCTGTGCGGAGCTGGCCGCTGCCCTTAACGCAGCAGCGAAGGGCCCGACGGCTGCGGTCATCGTGACAAACGCGCCCGAAACACCAGGTGCCGCTGAGGCCATAGCACTAATCGAGGTAACTAACCTGGATGTGCTTGTGGACGATCTTGCGATGGTTGCTGTGGCAGAAGCAACTGTAGACATCGCTGTGGCGTACCTTTGCAGGTTTACGATGTTTAGAGTAATTGCGTTAGATAGCAACTGAATGCCAGCGGCTTGCGCTGCCAAAGCACCTATAGAGGAACTGGTGGCGGCTAACCCTCTACTCGCGCTCGCAATCGTCCTAAGCGCAGTTGCATAATTTTGAACGGGTCCAAGGGCAGTAGTTAATACACTACTTAGCCCGCTCATTCCCGTAATTTGCTGACGGAAGACATTCCCAATGTCAACAGCACCGAGCCGTTGAAAGGAACGAGCCATCGACGCCAGCATTCCTGGATAGGCGGATATGCTTGTCGAGCCCCTATCCAGAGCAACGGCTATAACCCCAATCTGCCTGGCTAACCTTGTGGCGTCTACAGAGTTTATTGCAGACGCAAACGCCTGTAACTGCGTTCCAGCAGCCGCGATATTTAGAGTGGCCGAGGAAGCACTAACTGCCGCTAGTGAGGCGGCTAACGTGCTTAACGGAGTAGCTAAGCGTAAAGCGGCAGTGCCCAGTCCGCTGACCGAGCCGACAAGCCCAGTCATAGCAATGTTAAGCTGACTGGCCTGCGTCACCATTGGCGACACGTTTATGCCAGACAAGGCCCTATTAGCCGTGCTAGCCGCTGCGGCTACGGCGGTTAGTGGGACAGATAGACGGCCAGCCGCAGCCCCTAACGCATTTACCGAAGGTATAGCGCCGGACACCGCAGAATTAAACTGCTGTATCTGCGCTAGTACTCTTCCATTAAAAGTACTGCCTAGAGCGATTAGACTAGTACTAAGCCGCGCTAAAGCGTCTTCAGCGGATTTAGAATCAACCGATACTCCTAACGCGACTTCATGTGCCGTCTTAGCCATATGATTAACCTAAATTGCTTTTAGTAAATCTTCAAGCGATTGTTCATATGCCACGACTCTGCATTTATACCCGCTCTTAACGTAGTAAAAATGCTCAAAACAAAATGCCACCTTTAATGGCATTTTATTAAAGATATAACTCGCCCTCTCATTGGATACTTCAGAAACGATTCCAAGTATCCTTACGATCCAAGGAGGGCTTATGCGTTTCCCTGATCCGCCTCAGGGTCTTTGCTCAGCTTCATTACATCGGCTTTGGATTCAGCCTCTACACTAACCCTGGTAGAAGTCGAGTCTCTAAGCAGTTCGATGATCGAGCTAATAACGCCTTCAATCTCATTAGGTGGGATTGTAGAGGCCATTTCAAGAGCTGCTTCAAGCAAAGCCTCCTTAGGCCCAAATACGAGTTTTGTGGCCTCCTTAATACTGAGGGTCTGTACCTTAATAAAGATACAGCAATCTAGAACGATGTTATCAACTTCATCGATGGGTTTACCCGCGATAAGAGGGCTCTTGAGCTGTTGCAGCAAAGCGATAGAGGCCAGTGTAATCGGGTTTAGCTCATAACCCATGATTGTCTTCTTTGTATTCAACAGGCCGGAGTTAGCCGTCATGTTGAGGATCTCTTGAATGTCGGTTTCGTGTGTCATGTTTTTTGGGTTAAAGGGCGCTAACTGGGTCTACCTGTACCATTCCGTTTGCGATACAGTTTTTATGTCTCTTGGAACCTTCCTGGACAAATATCGTAGCCGTACTAGAGGTGCTGGGCTTCAAAGCAATATAGGGTACACTTTGTTTTAGCAGGTTAGTGAGTACCGCTTTATTCTTTAAAGCCGCCATAGCTACCGACATCGGATGGTCCTGATTGTCTTGGATAAACTTACTGTAATGCTTAAACGCATTCACCATCTCACTGGCCTTATACTTCTGCTCAACATCAACATCGTTGAATACAAAAGTATACTTATCCGTACCATCTTTAAACCGAAGATGCTTAACCCCGTCTTTGCTTTTTAACTTAAAGCCGATAGTTAGCAGGCATATCGCAAGATCGAAGTCCGAGACAATACATACGGTATCGCCCTCTTTGACACCATCTACCGTAAAAATGTCTGCGCCGTCAGAGGCAGTTTCGGCTGCATCTTGACGGCGCATACTTTGTTCCTTGAGCATAGTCTTAGGTTTTGGATGAGCTAAACGTAAAGTCTCGCTCACTATTCGAGTTGTGGGTTAGGCTAGTTAATATTGTCGTAAGCCACTGCCTTAATCGTGGTCTTAACAAAGTCTTCGTTACTAGCAGAGTTCGTCACTTCTTCGATATACGCCGTTCCGGTGAACTGGAACGTGCTAATCGAGAGCTGCGCTCCGAGATCGCCAGCGTCGCCATAGCCTTCAACAGTAAGCTCGGTCATCGGATTAAGGAATACCACAGTGACGATTTCACCGTCCTTGTTTCGTGCTTCCTTCTTTTCACGCTTACGGGACATCTGCACACTAGTAGTCGCAGTAAGCCCGCCTTCTTCGCTAGTAATCCCAAATTTTATTTGGGTATTTCCGATCTGTACTATGGCCATATGCTTTAAAATTATTGGTTAACCTGCTTACTCCTCTACTAACACTTAGGTATACTAGAGTCAATAGTTTATTGAGGGGTACTCCGCGTTAGCCTTCGTTCAGCTCTATGTGTTGGCCATACGTCCAGCCTTACTTCAAAGAAACATTGAAATGTAAGCTCAGTGGTTACTGACTCTCCAATAGAGTACAGGAGCGGTTTAACGACTCCTGTGTTTAGCCTTGAGTCTACAACACCATTTTTATCTGTTTCAATTGAGTCCCTTATAAGACAAATCCACTCCAACAACCCTTTCTTTGCAGTAGCATTTGTTGGGTCCCTTCTAAACCATCCGCTGCGCCTAGACGCGGCCATCCTGAACGTAAGGGTTAGCGCATCTGAGGTCGGCTGGTTCGCTTGAGCCGCTCCGTTTATAAATTGAGTAGGGGCTCCAGCAAATAAAGCCTCAGAGAAATCTACAGACCAAGGCTGCAACAAAGGGAGATCGTCCTCTCCGTCGATCTTATAGGTGCCTTCTTTATCGTACTTTAAGCCAGCCAAGAGCCCTCCAGCTTGGCAATGGTGTATGATTCTTTCATTAATCTCCCAGGCGGCGGCTACTGATTGAAAGTTATCGTAGAAAGTACTCATATGCTATTTAGCATTTTAGCTAGTTCACTAACCCCATAACCGGCTGCAAAGTTTACATTACGGGCTACCATACGGCGCGGCTTAATGCCTTTTACATAAGGCACTAGTATGTAGTCTCCTGGCCTACCTGATCTTGCTCTAATCAATGGAGGGAATACATTGGCTCTATATACATAGAAACCCCTCTTGTTTAGCGGTATGAAAAGCATGGGCTTTCTAACAGGCCCGTGGTCATTCGTACCGTGTTCAAGAAACCAAGCAGCATTCTGCTTGTTAAACGTGCGATAGCTTCCCATAGTCCTCCGCTGGACGACCCAAGCCCTCCTGGTTTCCCCAGTAAATCCCACTGGAGTAGCCGCCTTAATCCTACTCCTAGTGGCACTAAGCGTTTTAGACGCAACTTTGTCGCTCTCGTATTTAACGGCTTTCGACATACGAGAAAGCCGCTGGATCGCCCCAGTCGCGTTAAAAAAGCCGGATGCCATTTCTAGAAGTTGTTGCCGCTACGGCGCACAAACCGCTCTAAAAGAGCGAACACCTCTTTATTGACGGTGTTGTCCAATATCATGGACTTAGAGCCGTCCAGGGCCACACTCTCAAGCCTACGCTCATTGCTCCAAGCCGCAGCCACAATCGTGGTAGCCCTACGCACCGCAGCGGGTAGGTCACTAGGCGGCTCCGTTAGCACTGGGTCGTTATTTGAATCCAATGCGAGAGTGTAGCCGAATTCTCCGTATACCTCCACCCTACCCTCAAACGGGTAGTTGATCTGCCGCGTAGAGCTTACATTGATAATGTAGCGGCCTTCCTCGAAGTAGTACTCAATCTCCGTCAGTGCGAAGTCAGGAGAAGACGTTACCGTCGAGTCTTCCATATAGCGGACTTCAGAGATATCCACAATACGAAAGGGAAGAACAATATCATTACCAAGAACGGAACTACGTGGGACTCGATACGGCGTCGTCGTGTAATCATGGAACCAGAAGTCTCGTCTACAATAAGTGTCTACGTACCTAGAAGCGGCATTAATGCAGGCTAGGTACAGGTCGTCGTTTTCACTGCCTGAGTTTTTAGTCTCAAGCTGTACATCCGCCAACGTGCAGTAAGGCCGCTCCAGGGTAACCATATTAGGGCTTGTTGACCGCAGCCTTTACTTCCTCAACCCCAATCTTGCCTTCGGCATTCGGCGTAACGGTAGCCAGTGCTACGCCTTCGGCCTTTGCAAGCTCCGCAGCGGCCTTCGTAGCCTTAACGGTAGTAGCAGTGCCCTTGTTAACGCCTTCGCTATCCTTGGACTGGTTATTAAGCATCTGTGAGCGGTCTGTTAGGGATTTGATATAGGCGGAGCGTTCTTCTTCGCCAGAGAGCATTTCGAAAGCGCCTTTGTGCGTTCCACACTCGTATTCGTTACAGCCTAGGACGTTAAGAACGTAATTAAGATCAGAGATTGTTGTCATTTACAGTAGCTTCTACACTTTTCTTTACCCTCTGTCGAGTAGCTTTAGCGGCCTCAGACTCTTCAACACTCTGCGGTGCTTCGTTATACAAAGCCATACGTGTCTCCTTTGTATACTTATCCCACCCCATAAATGAAACGGCGGACACGACCTTATCAATAAGAGCGTTTCTGTGTTCACCAGCAGAGCTGTCCTCGATGTGCCCTCCTGCCTCATTAATCGCCTTGATGAGCTTAATGATTGTGTGCTTGGACATCCTGGAAGAGAGGGTCCTATAGAGTGAAGGCTTCTCCCACGGAATTGAACGGAGATCAAAGTGCTTCGTGACACACGGCTTGACCCTCTCGGCAAGGGCGCGTTCCTCTTTACTCGGCTCCACTGAAAGCAGCTTATAGATGCTGTTCCCTTTCATCCCCTCCCATTCCCACTCATAGACATCGATCTTGGCTCCCTTGTTAATAATCCCAAATCGACCCAGATTAATCTCTTCTGCACCGACGTACTGAACTTGTTTCATGTATTCCTTTATCGTGTTTATAGGCCAGGCACTAATTACTCGGCCCTTCACTATAAGCAAAAAGCCCGCCACCCCCACACGACACAGGGATGACGGGCCTCTTGTTATGACTGGTGGGACTCCCAGTCAAATCACCGACAAGGCTTACGCGGCGTAGCCAATACCGACCACCACAGTTGGGTTAACTGCGCTCGGCGTTTCCTTCGGCGTGAACGCACGGCGGAAGGAGGCGATAACCGAGTTGATCTGGCGCTTGCGATCAATGTCCACTTCAACGGTGAACCCACGGCGGGAACCCACCATGAACTGGGGCTTATTGATGAGCAAGAGCGACCCCTGGGTGGTGGTAGCACCATCAAAGATACCAGCAGCGGTGAGATCTTCGCGGACCCTGGACGACACCACAATGCGGATACCAAAGATGCTCGCAGCGTTACCCGTGAGGATACGAGCGGCAGCAGTGTTACCGACCTTGTCGAAGGTGAGGGTCTCGTCGAGGTTGACGATGTCGTTGTAGCCATTCGGCCCAACGAGCAGCATCAAGTCAGCGGGACGCATACCAAACTTGCCCATCTGCTTACGCATTGCAGCGATGTTGTCGGCACTAATGCCGCCAGTCATCGTCTTCTTGGTTGCGTTGTTGGCCAGGGCGAGCTTACGGAAGCCGTTGAACGCACGAAGAACCGAAGTAGCGACGGTGCCAGTGTCCTGAGCGCCAGCGGTGTCGCCGTTGATCAGAGCGTCTTCGTAAGCGTCCGCAGCGCCAGCAGCGAGCTGTTCCTGGATCATCGGAAGGATGGCGATGATGGAGTCTTCGTCAGCTTCGTAGCTGTACTCGGACATGCCGATCAGCTTCTTACTGTCGAGAACCACCTTGCCAGTCCCAACGTCAGAGGCCGTCGGGTCAGCGCCAGGGGCTTCAGAACCGATGCGGAAGGTCGGACGGGTTGTGACGAGCGGCAACTCGAAGGGCTGCGTGGGCATCGCAATTTCAGCCGCGAGCATTTCAGCAGCGAGCAGAGACTCGATGTACATACGCATCTGGAGATCGGCAGACAGGTCGGAGGGGATAAGCTCCAAGCCAGTGCCAGCGCCAGTGGTGGTCAGCGCCTTAGCGCCCTTTCCGTAAACGATGCTTTCACGGAGCGACTTGATTGCACGCTCACCGGAAGCAGCAGCAAACGCCAACTGCGAGTTGGTGATGCCGTCGTTCATGTGCGTGGGCAGGGACTTCCCGCCGTTCAAACGCTGCGTCGTAGCCTTGGCTTCGTCGCTCGTCCCCATGACCATCACGTTCAGAAGCTGCTTCTGAGCGACGGACATGTTACCAGTACGATGCTCGCAGGGGAACTGAGCCGAGGAGGCATCAAACTCCACCTTGGAAGGCGTGCGAATGCTCTTGGCGAAGTTGTCCAAAGCAGCCGTAAGTTCCTTGCTCGTAATGCCTTGCTCAGGCATGAGCTTCTTAACTTCAGCAACCAGGGCGCTGTGGTCAACACCTGCACCAACGTGCTTCTTGATGAGGGACTCAACGTCGTCGGCCTTCAAAGCCTTCGAGGAGCGGATTTCGGAAAGGAGAGCTTCCGTGTCCACACCAGAGGAGGCGGGCAGAGCCTTCGTGACGGCGCGAGCGATCAACTCGGACAGCTCGTCAGACGACACACTCTTTTCGCCTTCTTCAGCGTCAGGAGCGAACTCGTCAGCGATGAGGTCAGCGTCCAGGCCAGCGGCCTTCGCACCTTCAACGAGGGTGTTGTATTCAGCGGTTTCCTCGACAGAGCGGTTAGCCGACTTAGCAGCCAGCAAAGCGAGACGGAGTTTATCTTTCAGTTTCATGTGTATTAAATAAAGGAAGGGTTACTCGCTATCCGCTTACGTGGGTACTTTAATCATTTCGCCCGATTGAGGAGATAACTTTGTATGTCTACTCTCACGACATATATTTTATGTCAAACTCTTTTTAATACTGCTACGTAGCTCGCCACCGTTCTGACTGAGGTGCATTTTCATTACACTCTCAGCGTGTTTAGCTGTAATTGGCCTCGTAACAATCATAGCGTCTGGATTTGCGGGAATGACAACCAGGCTAATTTCGTGCAATCGAACTTCTTCAATGCCCCGCATATCATCCATATAGAAGAACGACCCACCAATACTCAACGTCTTCAAAGCACCCTCAACCAACTGAAAGCGAACGTGCTTTGCATCAGCGTGAGGGCTATTCGTTACCTTGCCCTCCACCGCCAATCCACGTCCAGGAACCACACTTACTCTCGGATAATACCCCATCAAGTTTTTCACACTACGTGTATGGTCCGTTAACAACACTGGATTACGCCTAAACTCGTTAATCCATTTCGTAAACGCCCCATCCATTATATAATCCCCATCCCGATCCTCGGGGGTAACACCCTTAAACGTAGAGGCCATGCCCTCGAACGTGACGTTTCTATAGTCTTCAAGGTAACCGTCAGAGTCTCTTACCTCCACCGCCTTTTCCCCTAGAACAACCTCAGCGGCACCATTGTATGCTTTGACGTTTGCGTTCTTAACTACCTGAGCATCAAACACATTTAGGTCGATAAGGGGGACCAAGGTTCCCTCTCCTTGGGCCATCACAAGCACGCCTTCTGTATTAGGCAAACACAGCTTCACAACCGCAAAACTACCATCAATACTATCCACTACCCCCACAATAGACGTATCAATATCCTTCATCTTAAAGAACACCGTCTTACCGATAAGGGAGCTGTCTTCTGTATGTTCTTTACGACGCGGTTTATCGTCTCTGTCCCTATCAGTATCCGTCCTCGGCTTTCTTGGCTTAGAGGGTTTTGATTTCTCTAACTGTAGAACACCGTTCTTATAAACCCAGTTCTTGTTATCCGTTACAAGTGGGTGGTTATTTTTGATGGTTACCTTCATTGCGCCACCGTAACACATCATATCTATTCTTCAACCGTTTTAGCCCACTCATGGTTTGCACGACGTTCAAAAGTGCCCCACAAAAAAAAATAATACACCCGTCTTTGGTATTTCGACACCCGTTTTGAAAATCGTATGAAATCGACCACCCCCCCTATGTATATTAAAGAACATTTAAAAACTCATAAAAATATACAATAGGTGGGGGGTAGTTAGTCTAGGCGGCGGCGGCGTCCATGCGTGAATTGCAAGAAACACCCTCCGGCCTCCGGCCCGATCCGGCCTCCGGCCTCCGGCCCGCCCTCCGGCCTCCGGCCCGCCCTCCGGCCTCCGGCCCGCCCTCCGGCCTCCGGCCCGCCCTCCGGCCACCGGCCCGCCCTCCGGCCTCCGGCCCGCCCTCCGGCCTCCGGCCCGATCCGGCCTCCGGCCCGATCCGGCCTCCGGCCCGCCCTCCGGCCTCCGGCCCGCCCTCCGGCCTCCGGCCCGCCCTCCGGCCTCCGGCCCGCCCTCCGGCCTCCGGCCCGCCCTCCG